CTTCGATCACGTCGGCGGCGGCTGCTTTCATCTTTTCCAGCACTTGGTCGAACATTTCACGCGATGAATAGGCGGATACCAGATCACGCAATTTTAGATTTAATGCGCGGTTGTCGGCTTCCTGCGCCTCCCCTGACAATAGGCCCCAATCGTCGCTGTCACGGGCGCTGGTGATATGGCTGCTCCGCGTTTTGTTTTCAGTCTGCATGCCATTAAGACACGCTAACGTCCAAAAAAGCTGGTAAGCTGTCACCGATCCTTGGCCCGTCTCGCTGTTTGAAAAGCCCACACCATTAGCCATAATATCTGAAACGTTGGCACCCGCGCCAGTATGAACAAGCGATTTGAAACGCATATATAACTTGCTGTCGCTAATTTTTGCGTTCACGACCTGCAATTGAGCGGCGTTTTCCATCAACGGCGGCAAAATGGTTTGAATCATATTATCATTATCAAAGCACTTAAAACGGTCGGACAATAAAGCGCGGGCGGTGCCGTTGGTTTCATCGGTGTCGAGAAACGTTCTCAACATTTTTCTTTTAGGTTCTTTCTGAAAATGAGCGTTGATTAGCGTATCAAACTCCGCGGGGTAATGATCTTGCAAGCGTCGGGCGGTTCTAGTTTCAATATCGCAATGTGCCGCTAGTTGTTGGAAAGCAACCGAATTGATATCAAGGTGCCGCGTTGGTTCGCCGCCTTTTGCTTCGATTACTAAAGCGGGGCGGTTTGTTTCGGGGTCGGTTACTTTCTGCAAATCGTTAGTAGGGGTCAAAAAATCCGCCTTGCGGGCGGCTTGGTCCTGCACCTTTTGCATTAACTGGGTCAAGCTGCCGTGCGTGTTCTCAATCGAATGTGACATTGTGTAAGTCTCCAAAGTTAAAGGGGCAGGATTGCCCCGCCCCATTACATATAGAAACCCGCATACATAATCAAGCGAAAATTTCTAATCGTGCGTTTCCTCGCCTATATCACCCGCTATATGGTGCCGGATAATTGAACGGGGCGGCAAGCCAGAAACAAAGCGGCGCAATTTATCCCCGTCTGTCTCGTCCTGATCCTGCGCGGCTGTAGCAGTCCAGTGCAAGGCAACGTTACCCCCACTAGCATAGCAACCGCCCGCTTCATCTGGGTTGGCGGCTTTCTTTTTACTCGCACCGTGGGCAGTAAATCCAACTGCAAAAGTTCTTTCGAGCCTAGCGCATAATGGATCACCATTGCCACAGTCCGCGCAACTAAACCCCGCGATTGTTTCCGCCGGACAACGTACAATTAAAGCACCATTGACAGATTGTTTCTTTTTACCCTGCCAAAACTTTTCGCCAACTGTCACAACACAAGGCACCTTAAACCGCATAAACTTTGCCGCGATTTCTGCGGTCTTTGCGCTGTAGTTTATCACGGTTTTATTTGCCGCAAGTTTTCGTTTCCAGTGTAACGGCGAAAAGTGGGAATAAGTGAACGATACACCTTTGGCGGGTTTGGCATCTAATACCGCGTCAAGATAATCAACATCAATTTTTGACGACCCGCAACCGCTCGGGTTTAATTCACAACTGGCGGGGCAAGTTCCATAATTGCTACCGTTTCCGGCGCGATATGTGACAGCAATTCCCCGCGTCTTTTTTGCTCGGCTATATTCGACCGTTTTTAGCATAGCGTCTGAACCCCATATTCTGCCAAGGTTTCTTTTTTGGTCAATAGGTCTTTCTCGGTCAAGTTCCAAATATTTTCCGAAAACCTACGGCTATGCAAAACGCGCAACGCGCCGTGGTGCGTCGGGTAATGGCAACCTTTAGAAAGCCATTTTGTCCACATTTTTTTGCGACGGTTCCAGTATCTAGGCTGTCCCAAAACGGAATATTTCTTATAAATTACGTTAGTCATTTTTAATCCTCGCAATCTACAAAAGGAATTTCAGAAACCGTGTACTGTGTAGGGCGACCGTTTTTGTGATCATGTGCCCCCAAATCTAAAGCGGATTTTAACGCGTTATCTTTGTTTAGATGTGTTTCAACATGTCGAGAAACCAATTCAATAGAATATACAGCCCATGTGCCGTAGTGTCTTTTATTACGTTCGATCATAGCGTTCTCCAATCTATACAATGTCCCATATCTATAAAAGAAAAAAGCCCGCGTGTAAAGCGGGCAGTTTCTAAATATTATCGGCGGCGTTTTCGCGTTGGTTTTTTGCGGTTCGCTCTTTTGCTCAATTCCTCGTAATCGCTGCCATAAAGCAATCGACCTATCAATTCAAAAATAAACATCGGTTAGGCGTTCTCCCTTTCTTCCTCAATTATGTCGATAGTGTCTTGATCGTATTTCTCTCTAGAATCCTCAGCGTACCAATCAAAGTTTTCATGCGCCTCAGTTTCAGCACTTTCAACATCTTCAGCATCAACCCAAACGGGTTTTCTAAGCGTGGCTTGGATGATGACCTTATATCGCTTCACGTTGTTTCTCCCTTTCTTCCGTGGTTTTTAATTCCAGTGTTATGTTGCGGTTAGCCTGATCCACAAAACGTCTGTAAATGTCTTTCTGGAACTGGGCCTTAGTTCGAGTGTCCGCATTGGTGTGCAATCCGACGTGGCTTTTTACATCCTCTGCCGTAATCGGTCGGCTTTTTAAATCCTTATCACGAAGCCAAGCCCCGTGGATTGTTTCAATGGCGTGGCAACGGACGTAAAATTCTTCCCAATTCTTTTCTGTAATCGCATTTAAGCCAACCGACATAGTGCCCCAAATCAAAGCACTGGTAATAGGCCAGACAGCGTCGTCTCTATAGTCGGCTTTAACGCCGCATAAATCATAGTTTAAACTCATAGCATGTTCTCCATTTAGCTAACCCTTAGAGTATATGCGATTATATGGGAGAAATCAAGTCGAAAAGAACAGGCCAATTAAAAGGATTTGTGCCTTCATAAACCGGATCGGTCTTTAGCCCGTCTGTTTTGACCGCGATTGCCTGATCGGCACGATACAAAAGAACGACAGGTTTTTTACCCCAGTTCTGATGCTGCTTGACCAGTATCCAACTGCTACTGTGTCGGTGCCTCGTCAGCCAAGAAACTTGGTGTGGGCTTAACCGTACCGCATTGGCCTTGCAAAACTTTAATTCTACAAAATGAAATAGCCCGCGTTCATCGCAAATCATAAGGTCGGGTATACCCTGACCGACAGAGTTTTCTATTCTAGTCAGGCTTAACTGGGGCCTAACCTTTTTTGCGGCTGTCCTCAACTGTTGATAAAACGCCGCTTCCGTCGGAATCTTCGGTTGGGGTAATGTCGATAATGTCTGAGCCATTGGATTCCTTTAGTTCCTTCAACGCTTTCATCACCTCTTCTTTATCCATGTTGTCGATACTGCCGTGTCTGATCTCCGCCTTGCTAACGTATATATCACCCTGCGCCTGTCCCCGTCTATACTCGGCTTGTACCGCGGCACTGTACGCCCCGTTTTCGAGGGCCACGTCACGGATTTTCTGCAGGTCGCGAACGTGTCTGCTGTAGTTGATGGCAAAACGTTCATCCAGTTCGTTTCGATACCGCCGGATAGCTGCCACAACATGCGGGCATTTGTGAGGGTTGGTTAACTCATATGCACGGGTGTGGGCTGAACTCTCGGGGTAGCCCGCTCGAATAGCGGCTTCCTTGTAAGTTATCATACCATCGTTGCTTACAAGCTCTTTTACAAAAAGCTCCTGCTTACGCGTCAAAGGGCTGTCCGCTGTTTTGTACTTCGCGCCTCGGGGGTCAGAACGGTTGGCCTCTTTATCCACGGCTAGTCCGGTATGCTTTCTAGGAATGGGCCTCGCTTTAATCCTCAAGGGCTTGGGGAGTTTTGCAAGATCAGCGTTTGTTTTTTTAGGCACGGTTCTCTCCACTGCAAATAACTATACAATACCTTTTAGCAACATATAGTATACCCCGCCAGAAAAACTTTCGTAACTTTTTTCGTGGGGATTTTGGCTTAACGCAGAAGGCTGCTTAACCGTTTTGGTCAAAAAAGTGCCAATGTAACACCTATCTTTAGTATGGAGTTACAAAATAAGTTACGCTTTTTTGCCCTTTTTTTGTTTGATTACAGACGTGTAACTTTGTTTACACCTGTAACGCCTATATTTTTCGTTTTTTTTTTTTTCATTTTTCTGGGAGGGTATACTATAGGCGTTACAAACGATACAGGCTCCCGCCTAAATTAAGACGAGAGCCTGATCCGCGGTCCTGCCAC